CCTGACGACTGGACCCGTCGTCGTTGGGACCGTCTGGACGAACGCCATGTTCGCCCCAGACGCGCAGGGCGTCGTGCGCTACACCGGCAACCCCGTCGGAGGCCACGCTTACGTGCTCAACGGCGTCACCCGCACGAAGGGCATGGTCCGCGGAAAAAACTCGTGGGGCAGGGGTTGGGCGCTGAGCGGCACGTTCTGGATTCCGTTCGAGGACATGGAGCGGCTTATCGCCGATGACGGCGAGGTCTGCCTGGCCGTGGAAAGGAGCGCCTGATGCCTCGCTGCGAACTCCACACCTACCATCGGCCCGTTCCGCAGGGGCTGCACCGGCACCACGTCATCCCCCTTACCTGGACCAAGACGCTCGGGCTACCCGCCAGCCGCGTCGTGCTCATGTGCGGGACCGGGCACGAAAACCTCCACCGGGATCTCCGCGCCGCACTGCGTGGGCAGTCGTACCGCGCTGGTGGACGATCGGCCGAGCTCATCAATGAGGCAGTCGACTTCTACGCGGAGCACCCCGAAGCGCAAGGCACGCTGTGGACGCTCGCGGATCAGCTCGCCCCGTCGGAGGACGCGTGACCGAATACGAAGTCGCAGCCGAGAATGGCCACCGCGTCCGCGTTGAGGCTCCCGACGAGGCCGACGCCGTGATGCAGGCGGGCGAGCTCGATCCCGACATCTGGTACGCCGGTGCCTACCCGGTCGATGGTAAGCCGGTCGGCTGGGATGGCGGTGATGGTGAGGATGCGATTGCCATAGGCGAGTCGCTCGACGCGGGAGATCACGCCTGATGCTGACCGTTGAGCAGACCTTCCCCAACGGCGTACCGCAGACGACCGTGAGCGGCTTCGCGCCGCGCGGCGCCGCTTGGCACTGGACGGCCGGAGGGACCGGGCGCGCAGGCTGGCAGGGATCAGTCACGCATCTGGTCAACACGCGCTACACCGTGAATGCCTCCTACCATGCGGGCCTGTGGTGTGAGCACGTGGCTGGTCACGTTGGCTGCCGGACGATCATCCAGTGGATCGTGCCGACCACCAAGGCCGCGCACTCGATCGCTCCGAGCCAGATTTACGTCCTCAACGCGAACAAGAACCAGGCGACACAGCAGGCGCGCTTCGTTGAGGTGCGTCGCATCCTGGCCCGCGACAACGACCCGAACGCCGACTGCATCGCGATCTCTTACGCCGGCATGCCCGTCAGTCTGGCCGCCGATCTCAAGTGTCCCGTCTTCCGAGCCGACATTCAGCAACTGGCCCGCGAGCTTGCCGCCAGAGCGTCCACTGATGCGCGCCCGCACTTCGGCCACGGCTGGATCCAGCCCATCAGCCGCTACGAGGTCGATGAGGTCGGCCTCGACTTCATCGCGCTGCTGTATGCAGCAGTAACCCCACCGGAGGACGACATGCCAACCCCACCACTGCGCTTCAAGCCGGAGCTCTGGAAGACGAGTGCCTCGGGCGCTGACCTGCGACGCCAGGCCGTGATGCTCACGACGAACAAGGTGGGATTCATCCCCCCGGGCACCGTCGTCTTCACGGTCGGCGAGACCGACGATGGGGTTTGGCGGCTGGCGGTCGCCGACGATCCCGCGGCGCTCGGTGAGGAGGACCTCTTCTGGGTCGTACGCAATGGACCGTTGATCCCATTCGTACAGGGCGGTGATCCGGCACTGCTCGCCGGCATCCAGGCCGTCGTCGAGGCACGTCTCGCCGGTGAGCCGGTACCCGGCGATGCGGGAGCCGCGACACGCATCGGCCTCGCCGCCACTCATCTCACCAGCGCGGGCGCCGAGCTGGCGGCCGCCCAGAAGGCCCTGCAGGGCTGAGGAGAACTGATGACACGTCCGCTCTACAACTTCAGGCTGGCACCCGAGGCCGTGTGGCTGATCGTCAACACGGTCATCGGTGCCGTGCTGACGACCCTGCTCACCACGGACTTCACCAGCATCACCGACTGGAAGGCGTGGGCCATCGGCTTTGCCATCTCGGCCGCCCGCACCCTCATCGGTGCCCTCCTGGCCGCTGCGACGGGTGGTGCGTTCCTCGGTCCGGGCGAGGCGCCCATCAGGCCGACGTCGGGCTAGGGCATGACCAATAACGATGCCACTGCTGCGACCATGCACGGGCTGCGGCGAGCTGCTGCCCCTCGGCAGGCGCCACGACCATCGCGCCCGGGGTCGGCGTCCGACCGACACGGCGCAGTGGAAGCGACGCAGTCGAGCGGACAGGGCGCAGCACGTCGCATCCCACGGTGCGTGGTGTTCCGGCTGGCGTCGACCACCGCACTGCGTGTCGTCGTCGGAGTTGACGAGCGATCACCTCGTCCCGTTGAGCAGAGGCGGCGATCCGTTCGGTCCGACGCGCGTGCTGTGTCGCGCATGCAACTCCGCGCGACGCGAGGGCGACGTGGAGTGAGCGACGCTCTGAGGGGTGGGGTACCCCTTCGGCGATTCGGGCTGTGGGCACACCCGCAAGCCGCCCTGGCGTTGGTCAGTCAGGTTCGAGGCTTCCGGCCGTGAGTAGCGGCGGCCCGCGGGCACGCAGTGGACCTGCGCCCGACCCCCAGGCGCTGCGGCGAGATCGTCCCTCGGACCGTGCGGAGTGGACGCACCTGCCCTCCGAGGGACGGCAAGGCCCGACGCCGGAGTGGCCACTGTCGAGGGCGACTCGTCGTGAGCTCGACCTGTGGGCGCGCGAGTGGCAGAGGCCGCAGGCCGTGATGTGGGAGGCCAACGGGCAGGCGACCGAGGTCGCGCTGTACGTGCGCTCGCTCAAGGATGCCGAGCGTCCGAAGGCGTCCGTCGCGGCGCGCACGCTGGTGCGCCAGCAGCAGGAGGCACTCGGTCTGTCGTTGCCGGGTCTGGCTCGCAACAGGTGGATCATCGCCAGCTCGCACGGCCCCGTCGAGCGGCCAGCGGTGGTGAGCGGCGGCGCATCGGCACGGGAGCGGTTGAGCCGTGGCGCCTGAAGCCCGCACCATGTACGTCGCGCTCGACTGGATCGAGCGGCACTGCGTCGTCCCCGACGGCTTCCGCAAGGGCGAGCCGTTCCGCATGTATCGCTGGCAGCTCACCTACCTGGCGCACTTCTATCTCGTGCGCGGCGTCGTCCGGTGGCTCCCAGACCGCCCGATCCTGTCGCCTGCGTTCGTCTATCGCCGCGGGCTGCTGGTCGGTCCCCAGAAGCTCGGGAAATCGACCCACACCGCTGCGCACACCTGTCTCGAGGGCGTCGGCCCGGCGTTGTTCGCCGGCTGGGCGGACAGCGACGATGGCTACGTGTGTGCCGAGCACGGCTGCCGATGCGGCTGGGAGTACGCCTACGACCCCGGCGAGCCGATGGGCATGCCGTGGCCTACGCCCCTGGTCCAGATCACGGCCTACTCCGAGGAGCAGACCGAAAACATTTACGACGCCCTGCGTCCGATGATCGACGGCGGCCCGCTTCACGACCTCATCCCGAAGACTGGTGAGCAGTTCATCCGGCTGCCGGGCGGCGGCCGGATCGACATCGTGACCGCCAGCGAGCAGTCACGCCTCGGCCAGCGCGTGACCTTCGTGCCACAGACCGAGGTGGGTCTGTGGCACGAGCAGAACCGCATGGCGCGCGTCGCCGACACCCAGTACCGCGGGCTGGCGGGCATGGGCGGGCGCGCGTCGCTGGAGACGAACGCCTGGGATCCCGCCGCGCAATCGATCGCGCAGCGCGAGTTCGAGTCAGCCGCGACCGACGTGTATCGCCAGTTCACCCAGCCACCCGCGAACCTGTCCTACGCCAACAAGCGCGAGCGTCGCAAGATCCACCGCGCCGTCTACCCGTCGGACACGCTGCGCGAGAACGGCGGCCACGTCGACCTCGACAGCATCGAGGCCGAGGCCGCCGATATGGCTACCCGAGACCTCGCGCAGGCGGCGCGCTTTTTCGGCAACAAGCTGGTCAGCGGCGCTGGGCAGGCGTTCGACATCGACCAGTTCCGCAGCCTGGCGGTCAAGCCGCGCGAGGTCGGTGGGGCGACCTGGATCGTGCTCGGCTTCGACGGCTCACGTACCTCCGACTCCACGGGACTGATCGCCACCGAGGTCATCTCGGGCTACCAGTGGCCCCTCGGCATCTGGGAGCGGCCGCTCGACGCGCAGGAGTGGGAGGTGCCCGGTGACGAGGTGGACATGACGGTTGACAACGCCTTCCATCGCTGGCAGGTGTGGCTGCTGCTGGGCGACCCCGCCTACTGGGAGACCGACATGGGTCGCTGGCAGGGTCGCCACCGCGCCGATCGGGTGAAGCCCTTCCCGAGCAACCGGGCGCGGCCCATGGCCGAGGCGGTGCGCAGCTATGTCGGTGCCATCTCGCGTCGCGAGCTGACGCACTCGGGAGACCCGCGTCTGACCGCGCACGTCGGCAACGCCACCAAGCTGTACATCGACGCCCGAGACGAGCAGGGCGCCCACCTGTTCCTGATCAAGAAGGAGCGCCCCAACTCCCCGAAGAAGATCGACGCGGCGTCGGCTGCCGTGCTGTCTTGGCAGGCACGCACCGACGCGCTGAAGGCCGGCGTCGCCCAACGCTCAACCTCCGTTGAGCGACCCGTCGTGGTCTTCCACTGATGGCGATCACGCAGCTCGATCCAAAGGCGCCCTACACCTCCGGCTGGTGGCTGGAACGTCTGTCCAAGCAGCTCGCCGACCAGAAGCGGGCCGTGGCGCTGTATGACGACTACTACTCCGGCCGCCACCGGCTGGCATTCGCCTCCACCAAGTTCCGCGAGGCGTTCGGCGACCTGTTCAGCGCCTTCGCGGTCAACATCTGCGGACTGGTGGTGGATGCCGTCGTCGAGCGTCTGCACGTCGAGGGCTTCCGCCTGGGCGAGCCCTCCGGCGACGCCGATGCCTGGCGCATCTGGCAGGCCAACCAGCTCGACTCCGAGTCTGAGCTCGCGCACCGCGAGGCGCTCATCAAGCGCACGTCCTACGCCTTGGTCTGGGACTGGCCGGAGCTGGACCGGCCATGGTGGCTGCGCGGTTCGGGCGACCTGCCGCGCATCACCTACGAGGACGCCTCGGAGATGGTGGTCGACGTGGATCCCGGCGACCGGCGCGTGCGGCGCGCGGCGCTCAAGATGTGGCAGGGCGACGACTCCACGGTGTTCGCCACGATGTACCTGCCGGATCGCATCGAGAAGTGGCAGCGGTCGCGCAACGCGTTCGGTCTGGCCGGCTGGCAGCCGCGCGAGGTGGATGGCGAGCCATGGCCACTGCCCAACCCACTGGGCGCGGTGCCGGTTGTACCGCTGGCCAACCGCTCACGGCTGGTAGCGCCGCCGATGAGCGAGCTGACCGACGTGGTGCCCATCCAGGACGCCTACAACAAGCTGATCGCCGACATGATGGTGGCCAGCGAGTTCGCGGCCTATCCGCAACGCTACGCCATC